GATTTCTAATATCATCCTTAATAGCAAAAGCATTAAACTCAGAAATAGGTTCAAATAAGTAGCGTCTAAGATCTAATCCAAACTCAGGACTTAATATTTTTTCACCTGGAGCAGTTAAAAAAATGTTTGTAATACTATTTCGGATAGCATTCTCATCAAATAAACCTTGTACATCTTTAAGAACTGAACTCTTGTTAAGTTCTCTGTTATAATAAACAGCAGTATCTAAATCTAAAAACAAATCTTTATAAAGATAACCATTTTCGAGAGAAGAATTATCTAACTCGCTAGCTGCTATATCTGTTAATTTAATGAGCGCCATTTATTATATTTAATGTAGCATATCAGAATTAAGGAACTATAATATAATTAGATTATGGTCGTTAATGGTAAAGCTAGTATAAGTGTAGATGTCTCCAATTCTGATTTAGCACATGCAGTAAAGGATGTTGTTTATGAAAAATTAGATCTTCCCTCTATGTTATTTGGAGAAGTGTATTTAAAAGATAATAGATGGGTTATTAAGAAAGTAGCTCATACATCTCATTCTTTCGAAATAGAGGAAGATTTAGGAGCTGCTACTGAAGATCAAATTGAAGTCTTTACTGCTTACCATACTTTAGCAGAGTTTCTTAAAGATTAGCAGCCCGAACTGTATGATTCAATGCAAGGTAGCATAAATAATATTATGGCTGACAAAAAGTTTATTAATCTGCATGAATCATATATGAGAAGATACGAGCGTGGAGGATTCCTAGTAGGTGATTGTTTTAAGTTTAACGATAACTTTAAGAGTACTGATGAGTTTAAAAAACTTGGATCTAATACTCAAGAATTACTACAACAAATGATCGACTCTGGATTAAATGTCCGAGTTGTAGGTATTAAAGATACAACTTCAGCTCGATACCCAGCAAATGCTGATACTACTACTCTTGACGTTGTATTGGACTTAGCTTTAGATTCCGGAGGAGGGCGTTATACCCATCATGTTTCTATTCCAAGTAATCTTGGCCAATCGGTTGAATATTACCCTAACTTACCCCCTATTCCAGATGCAGTAAAAAGAGATAGCAACGTTAATATCAAGCCTGAAGAAGCAGAAAAAACAGAAGCTCCACAAGCTCGAGAAAACCCCGAAAGATCTCTACCAGATAGTAACACTGATATTCCTTCTGATCCTGCTACACCATCTACAGCAGCTGATTCTTATACTCAGCAATACTTAGGTGATCTTGTACCCGGTCCTAGTGCTTATTAGACGTCTATAACTTCTTTTTCGTCTTCAATAAGAGCTTTCATAATATCATCTCTTGATAAAAGTACTTTAGTTTGATTATCAGCAATATTCAATCTCTCTTTACTCTCTACGTCTATCTTTTTAACCTCTATCTGTGTCTCATTTCTTTCTTTAGCTACATGTAATTTATTAAGAGTCTCAATAGCAGATGAAGAAGCTTTTATAAGCTCAGCTAATGCTGCTACATCTCTATTTTCAGGTGCAGATGAAATATAATCATTTACATTATCTACTATACTGAGAGATTTTTTAATAAGCTTACCTGAATTTTGAATAAGAAAATCTTCCAAGTCTTCTTTATTAAGAAAACTTTCTTCTACGGGAGCCTTAACAACTTTATTATTTTGCTTCAATTGAGCAATAATATCATTTACAGCTTCATCTAATTCTTCAGCCATTTACATATATTTAATCTACCCTTGAATATTTTGCAAAGTATCTTATTATAGTATATATGATATTAAAATTTAAGAAGACTGACGAGAGTGCTGTCCTTCCTTCGAAGAATCATAAGGACGATACTGGATTAGATGTTACTTGTGTTGAAGATAAAGTAATTCCTGCTAAGGGATCTGCTGTTATTGAGGTAGGGTTAAAGTTTGCATATATTGAGCCTGGTTATTGGGTTAGAATTGAAGGTAGATCTGGCCTAGGCTTTAAACATGGTATTCTGCCTCATCCGGGAATTATTGATTCCGGATATAGAGGTAGTGCTGGAATCAAGCTATATAACTTAACTGATAAAGATTACGAAGTCAAAGCAGGTGATAGAATTGCTCAGTTTGTAGTTTATAATAACCATGATGTTAAAGTTATTGAAGGTGAAATTGAAAATTCTCTTCGTGGTGAAAAAGGCTTTGGTTCTTCTGGTAAATAATTATGATTGACTTTGATAAAATTTGGGTAGAGAAGTATCGTCCTGCTAAGCTAGATGATATTATCTTAGATGAACGTACCCGTAATATAGTTAAAGAGTTTAAAAATGAAATTCCTAATCTTCTTTTTGTTGGTAATCCCGGTACTGGTAAGACCACGCTTGCAAGAGTTATTGTTAACGATATACTCGGATGTAATTATCTTTATATTAATGCTTCTGATGAGTCTGGGATCGATACTATCAGACATAATATTACTAATTTCGCTCAAACTAAATCTTTTGACGGTGGGGTAAAGGTAGTAATTCTAGATGAAGCAGATGGACTTACCCCTCAAGCGCAAGCTGCTTTGCGAAATACTATGGAAACGTTTGCTAAGTATTGTAGGTTTATACTTACTGCTAATTATAAGCATAAAATTATTCCTGCCTTGCAATCTCGCTGTCAAGCTTTAGATATTAAACCTGTAGTAGAACTTGCTGTTAAGCGATGCTATTATATCCTTAAAAAAGAAAATATTAAAGTATCAGATGAACAAAAAATTAAATTCATCCAACTCGTTAAGCGTCACTTCCCCGATCTACGGAAAGCGATCAATGAGCTTCAAAAGAACGTTATTGATTCAGAGCTGTGTATTGCTAACATTAATAGCGATAACGAGCTTCTCGAAACAATTTACAAAAAATTAGCTAGTAATAAATGTTTAGAAGCTAGAAAATATCTTATTGAAAATGAAGATAGATTTCAAGGAGATTATGATACTTTGTTAGCTAACTTTTTAAATTTTACATACAGCTCTAATTTAGAAGATAACAAAAAGAAGACTTGTATAGCTACTATTGCTGATCATTTATATAAAAGTGCGTTTGTAGTAGATAAAGAAATTAACGCTTTTGCCTGTTTAGTAAATTTAGAAAATGCCTTACATTAAACCATCACAAAGAGAAGACGTAGAAGATAAACTTAACGCTGCGGGGTTAAATTATGTACCTCAAAATGCTGGAGAGTTAAACTATGTAGTTACAGTTTTTATTGATAACTTTATAAGAGCTTACGGTAAAAATTATTCTAATTTAAATGAGATGATTGGAGCATTAGAATGCTGTAAGCAAGAATATTATAGAGCCATAGTTGGACCTTATGAAGATATGAAAATAGATGAAAATGGTGATGTTTAAAAATTAAATTCTTTGCAGTCATCTTCATCTTCACAAATATCTTTAGTAACAACACTAACATCAGCTTGCTCTAACTCCTCATCAGTTACTTCTTGCTTAGAAGTTCTACCAACTGAACCTCCAAATAGTCCATTAAGAGTGTATATATCATAAACACCGCTTCCTAATTGCATCTGAAGTTCATAAGTCCTATCATTTTCTATAGGAAATCCTAAAATATTAGTTAAAGCATTTTGACATTTTTGTTTTATAATTCTATTCTTAACAGTATATTCTGTTCTATCTAAAGAAATTAGTAATCGATTAACCCCATTTAAGACACTGAATGCTTTACTACCTTCAATATAAAATATATTTACAAACTTTCTAAATTCGAAAAGTCTATACGCAGCAGGTCCTAAAGCTGCTCTTATGCTTTCAAAAATATTATTTGATATATCACGAAGAGTATTAAAGAACGGTATATCCTTTAACATAAGATTACCAGCAGCAAAGTTATTAAAACCTGTAGAGTACTCATTATTAACTCTCAATTCAGGAAACTTATCTATAAATGGTAAAGTATTATCATTGTAAATATTTTGCTCAAAGTTATAGTTAAAAACATTAGTAGTAGTTTTAGTACCGTCGTTTATATTTTTTTGCATAAATGGAGGTAATTTATTATAAAGATCTAAAGCTGCATTAAATGGTTCTAAACCATAAACAGTAGTTGCTGCGTTACTCCTAACTGCGTTACCTAATGTACCTATCCCATCATTTACTGAAGCTAATAAATTTATATCTTGCCCAGAAATTAAACGAGATAGATCATATGCAGCGCATGAATATGGTCCATTAAGTAGTTGACGTAAATAGTAAAGTATGGTACATTCATCTAATCTTAATAGGCCTTCAGCAGAAGCTAACATACGCATAAATCGTTCTAATTGATTTAAACCTAACTCAAAAACTTTTAAGTAATTTTCCATAAAGTCTAGTTCAGACTCTGAAAAATTATGCATAAAATCACCTTGTAATTTACCATCACAATCTCTTACTATTAAATTTTCAAACTGTTTTTTATTAATAAAAAGAGAACGTAATACCTGAGCTTTTACATTAAAAAAACCATTTACATCATCAACTAGTTCATTTACTAATTTATCTATACAAGCTGATCTACCGGTAGTTGTTTGAGTTGTAGGTTCAGGTGTAGGTTCAGCAGCACCAGTAATTATTGTAGGAGTTATTTCACCAATATTACCTTCATCTGGTATAGTTGCTTCTACAAGCATCTCTTCTACCACTAGTGGTTCATTATCTGTATTATGTGATGGCATTTAAAATATTTATTAGTAACTAGGGCTTGAGCCGGCTGCTGAAATATCGGGGTTCATAAAACTTGGGTCAGCTTCTCCCGTCCAAGGTAAAGGTAAAACTGCTGCTTCTTCAACAGTTCTCGGAACATAATTATGATCAGGTCCTACATAAGGCTTGATACATATTATTACAGTTTGATATTTATCTTTTATAAATCTATGATGCACATTAGTAATAAACCATTTTCCAAGTAACTTAGCATCTGATGTACCTTCTTGTTCAGAAAGTTTAAATATATCTATAAATCTTCCTGGTCTTCTAGCTGTATCGCCTGCTATATCCAGAGTAAGTTGTAAATTGAAAAAAGTTAAGTTTGATACCATTTGAGCTTTAACCAAGTTAATACAATCTTCTTCTGGAAAATTAGGTAAACCAAAAGGTTTTACGGGCCTATCTGAGCTTTTATTAAAAGGTATAAAAGGTTTTGCCATTCCCCCAGCTAATTTAAAATTTCTTACAAAATCATTTTCCCATTGACCAATAACTTCATTTATCCTTATAGTTGTTTCTTTACTATCTCCTAATTCTAAATAGTTATTAGTAACTTTATAATCCATAAAGTACTCATTAGTGTAGGTAGTATATGGGGTAGTTAAATCAGTATTATGTAATAAGCCTGTATATCGATTAAATTTAATATTAGTATTGCTTACTGGGTTATTCTTATTAATCGATTCAAATTTTTGATTTTTTCCTTCAGATAATAAATCACCAACTCCTAAAGCTTCTATAGTAAATTTATCATTTTCTTTAAAGTATGAATCTAACGGTAATAAGCTATATGTTTCATTATCTCTGTTAAACTGCATAAACGTTTGCGCCGGTAACCCACTATCCGTAAAACTATAATTATATCTAAGTAAATATTTTAATACATCAGAATATCTCCAATGCTTACCTGGATGCAATGATTGAAAAGTGAAAGGAAAATCCCCATTATTGCTATTGAGAATATGATTACCTTCATCCCAATTTAAATCTTGACCTTTTTCGTTTGATGCTACTATACTACTTAATTCAAATAATGGTCCTAATACTTCATTATATATTACCTTACCAATAGGTGTTGCATCATTAGTGAGAGGAAATTTAGTATCCTTAGGAAAAGTTTTATTGAATCTATAAAAATTTTTATCAACTAAAGTATAAGTTTTTAGATTGTTACTTCTATCAGTTTTTGATATACTATTTTGTTCATCAGTAATTACGAAACTATATCTTAATGCTTCTGAAGTATAATCACCTGTTTTATATGTTTCATAATCTACAAAGTTAATATGTAAATAATCCTCTCCATCTCCACTAGTAAGATGTTCATCTTCCATATAGTTAAATGGGTTATTGATAGTAATAGTACCTACTATCTCCGGAGCAAAAAAATTCTCATGAATATCTAAACTTACTATAGCTGATTTAGTCAAAAGCACACCTTCAGCAAGATCTTTCCCGGTAAACTCTTTAGGTGGTTCAGGATTATTACTTATAAGAAAATAGCAATAATACTCACCCCCATTTAATTTAAATTTAAATGAGTCATCATCAACTGAACTTTTGTATGATTTTGACATTTAGCTATTGAGTGTAACATCAGTCATTTGTTGGTAAATTAAGCCTCTTTTATTTTTTTTAATAAAAGTTAACTCTTGACCTCCTTCTGCAAAAAAACTATTACCTATAATTTCTTTGTTTAACAAATATATAATCCACCAACTATGAATATCACCGTATATCTCATACGAGGTTGTAGTTAAAGCTTGTTTTGATTTTACTATATATGTATCTAACAAACTATTATCAATGTTAGATGGAAACTCTATTTTATTAAGAATATTATAAAAATAAAATTCTTTACCATTATTAGGTTCAGTAAATAATTTAAATATACGCTCATAACGATTTAACGGTAATCCAGGTAATGCTGGTACCTCGTCTTGATATTTTCCTGTTTTTCCTGTTAAACTCATAATTTATTTTAAACCTTATTGTTGCTTTTCTCTCAAATCTTTTAAATAATTTTCCAAACTTTTTTTCTCCTCACTACTTAACCTCGGGGTTAACCCCTGTGTAGCATTATTGTTTTTAAGATTATTGAAATACTGATTTAATGGACCTTCACCTCTTTCTATAGCTCTTAGTCTTTCTTGTTGTTCTATTACCTCTCTTTGAAATCTTCTATTTTCCAACTCACTTGGTGAAGCGCTAGTAGTAGTAGATCCTCCATAAATAGGATTACCGTTTTCGTCTCTTCCTAAAAATACTCTACGTTGGTTCCCTATACTACCTTCTCTATTAACCTGTTGAGATACCTGTCCTGGTATAAATGGTTGTTGTGTTTGTTGCTCA